TCGCCACAGCTTCAATTATTTCTTCCGTGGCGGCGCGACGACGCTCGATGTTCTCGACATCGCCAACACCATCACCGGCACATGGACGGGCGCGATCACCTACGACGGCGCGCAAAACTCCCTGGGCGTCGGCACGACGGGGGCCTATTCGCCATATGGCGGCGAAGGACGCTTCAGCTACCTCAACATTTACGTCGCGTCTCAGGTGAACCAGATCTATCGCTTCGACTCGAAGAACCGAGTGTTGTCGCCGCACACGCCCACCGACTTCCTTCAGGCCGGAACCGCCGCGATAGGTCAGCGTATGGCGGCATTCGCGGCGATTGACGGCACCGACAAATACGACGTGGTCCTGCTACAATCCCACCTCTCGACGGTCACCCAAGAACTGCTGGTGCTGGTCTGATGTCCATCTCCGATCTGATCCGCCTCGCGCAGAACCGCCTCGCCACCCTCAACTCCGCGCGAGCGACCGCTGACCGGGACGGCGACGCTGATCGTGTCGCCGCGCTCGAAGCTGAGATCGTGAAGACCGAAGAGACGATCGCGACGCTGCGGCGCGTGTCGTAATCGACTGATCTGTGCGCTTCTGTATGAGGTGACGCATGGCCCAGTTGCAGGGGCTGACATTTCAGTTCGGCACCCTGCTGTCAGACAGCGGCGGGATATCTGCCAGTCTGAACGTAACGCTCGACGCAGCGACGCTGTCGAGCGATGCGACCGCAGATCAGAGCCTCGTCGGAAATCTGAGCGTCACGCTCGACGGCGCTGCGCTATCTGCCAGCGGGCAGTTCGACAACATCGCGTCGCTGTCCGCAACGCTCGACGCCGCGACGCTGGCATCGACCGCTCAGTTCGGCGTCGCGATCACGGCAGACCTGTCGGCGCTTCTGGACGCAGCGACCCTGAGCGCAACGGGGACGCTGGAGATCCCGGTCACAGAAGGTTTTGGTGTCGGCGGTCCTGATGTCTATGATGTCTTTCCGATCATCGGTATAGCCGAGCTTTACAACGTCCGACACCGGACCCATTGAGGAGGAGAGCATGGCGAAGACCCCAGCGTGGCAGCGCAAGGAAGGCAAGAACCCGAAGGGCGGGCTGAATGCGAAAGGCCGCGCATCCGCCAAGGCGCAGGGCATGAACCTCAAGCCGCCGCAGCCCGAGGGCGGCGCGCGTCGCGACAGCTTCTGCGCGCGGATGAAGGGAATGAAGGCGAAGCTCACCAGCGAGAAGACGGCGCGCGACCCCAACTCGCGCATCAACAAGTCGCTGCGCGCCTGGAACTGCTGACATGGCAACGAAGTCGGAAAAGCTCCGCTCGCTGAAGGCGCAGAAGCCATCGCTGGTGCGAAACATCAACATCCAGAGGCTCGAAGGCGATAGTCGCCCGAAGGGCAAGTCAACGATCTCGAAGAAGTCCTATTCGGACATGAAGAAGGGATGGAAGTGATGAGCAAGACGCATCGCGGAGAATTCAAGTTCGGCAAGGGCGGATCTTCGCTGACCAGCCTGCCGAAGGGGGGCGACGGGCGTCGCCTCGTGCAGTTCTACGCGGGCGGCGGGAAGGTCAAGCCGAAGGTCGCCGCCGCCCCCAAGAAGGCCGGTTTTCCGCCCGCTGGTGCGCGAAAGCCTGCGGCGGCACCCTCGATGCCGGTCGGCGCGTTGAGTGCCCTGGCGGGCCAGGAAATCGCCTCCGCGCCCCGTCCCCAGGGCATGCCCAACTATGGCGCGCGCGCCCGCATCCCCGGCGGCATGAAGAAGGGCGGCGCGGCGCACGAGGACGTGGCGGCGGACAAGCGCATGGTGAAGGGCGCGGTTCACAAGCACGAGGCGGCGATGCATCCCGGCAAGCCGCCGACCAAGCTCGCGCGCGGTGGCGTGCCGACGCACGGGCGCAAGCCGATGTATGGCGGCGGGAAGTGCTGATGCCGAGCCGATCGAAAGCCCAGGCCCGTCTGATGCAAGCCGTCGCGCACAGCCCCGCCTTCGCGAAGAAGGCGGGCATCCCGCAGTCGGTCGGCAAGGACTTCGCGCGCGCGGACAAGCGGGCGGGCACCAAGGATCTGCCGCAGCGCAGGGCTGGCGGCGGCAGAGCAAAGCCCTCCTGCTGCTGGTGATCCGATGGCTGTTTCCGGCACGATTTCCGCGACGACGTTCGAGACCCGAAAGGTCATCGACCATGCGTTTCGATACTGCAAGCTGACGCCGCAGCAGATCGGCGCGGAGCAGATCGAAGTCGCGCAGGATCAACTCTGGATGCTGCTGTCGTCTTTCGCCAATCGCGGCATCCAAATGTGGTGCATCGAGCGAAAGGTTCTGCCTCTCTACGAGGGCACGAACGAGATCTCGGGTCTCACCGGAACGGTGGACATTCTGAACGCCAACCTGAGAAGCCTCACGCGACTGACCGGCTCGTACACCTCGACGGCAGGCGGCAACGTCGAGAACGCATTCGACGGCGACCTCTCGACAACGCTTGTGCAGACCTCCACGGGCGGCTCGGTCGTCGTGGACTTCGGATCTGCCGCAGCGCCGACCACGGTCGGCTACCTCAATGACAACAGCAGCGCAGTCAGCCTGGAGTTCGCGCGCAGCGACGACGGCACGACCTGGGATGTCATCGACACGACGACCACCATTTCGCTCGGCGCGGAACAATGGCTCTGGACGGATCTCTCGACCTTCACGTCCGCGCGATACTTCAGAGTGCGTATGCTGAACTTCACCATGCGCGCGCGCGAGATTTTCATCGGCAACAACCCCCGCGCGGTTCCGATGGCGCGCATGAATCGGGACGACTACACCGCGCTCGTCGATCGCACCTACAGGGGGCGTCCGCTCCAGTATTGGTTCGACCGGCAGCGTGATGAGCCGGTCATTCACCTGTGGCCTGCGGTCAGCAGCACCGACCGCTTCAGCCAGATGGAGATCTGGCGCAAGCGCTACATCATGGATGTCGGCAGCTTGTCGCAGACGCTCGACATCCCGCAGCGCTGGTACGAGGCTGTTGTCCTCCAACTCGCAAGCCGCATCGCATCGGTCCTGGCCGAGGTGCCGGATGATCGCGAGGCCAAGCTGCTCGCGCTCGCGGACAAGGCTCTGCGCTCTGCGGAGGACGAGGAGCGCGATAACAGCCCGATCAAGTGGGCACCACGCATCGGCGTTTACACGAGGTGATGCATGCCGCTCTTCATCGACACGACAGGCAACCCGACGCTCGGTCTCGGCATCTGCGGACGATGCTCGCGCAAGATGCCGCTGCACCAGCTTCACGATGACCCAAACATGCCGGGGCTGAAGGTCTGCGAGGCAGATCGGGACGATTACGATCCGTATCGTCTCCCCGCGCGCCCACCCGAAGACATCACCCTCCCCTTCGTTCGTCCAGACGTGGAGATTGCGACGTGAATGGAATCGACTATCAAGGCATCATCAATCTGGCTGGCGGCGCGATCCTTGCCGTCATCGGCTGGTTCGCGCGACAGATATGGGATGCCGTGAAGGAACTGCGAAAGGATCTGCACAAAATCGAGGTTGCGCTCCCTCGCGAGTACGTCAGGAAAGACGAGCTTGGAGAGATCAAGGCTCTCATTCAGAAGATCTTCGACAAGCTCGACGGCAAGGTGGACAAATGATCAGCGATGCCGGATTGAACATCATCAAGGATTTCGAGAAGTGCCGACTTGAGGCATATCTCGACACGCTCGCAAGCCCGCCGGTCTGGACTGTCGGATGGGGCCAGACAGGCCCGCATGTTCAGCAGGGCACGACATGGACACAGCGGCGCGCGGACCACGAGCTTTCGATCACGGTGAACGCGACGGCGAAAGAGGTGCGCTCGGCATGCTCTGTGCCGCCGAATGAGAACCAGTTCGCTGCAATGGTGTCGCTGACGTACAACATCGGTATCGGAAATTTTCGCAAGTCTTCTGTCCTTCGTCTGCACAATCAGTCGAAGTTCGCGGAGGCCGCGAACGCATTCGCAATGTGGAACAAGGCGGGCGGCAAGGTGCGAGCGGGGCTGACGCGCCGCCGCTCGGTCGAGGCTGCGCTCTACCTGACGCCAGTCGGAGACGACGAGCAGACGACACGCGCGACGCCCGAGGCGCGCGACCCCGCATCCAAGCCGCCGGTCGCGGCGATCGCTGCCGGTGCGGGCGCTGCGCTTACCGGCGCGCAGCAAGCTGTTGCTCAGGTCTCCAGTATCTGGGATGGTCTGGCTGCGATCGGCATCAGCCCGCACGTCCTGATGGGTGTCCTGGGCATCGCGGCGGTTGGAGCGCTCGGCTGGTTCGTCTGGTCGGAGTGGAAGCGTCGGCAGGAGGGATCTCGATGATCGGAGGTCTGATCGACAGGTTATGGGCGTACCTGTTGGCGGCTGGAGCCGCTCTCGCCGTCGTCGCCGTCGCCTGGAGACGCGGCGCGAATTCGACGGCGCGGCGCGTCGAGGCGCAGTCCGCGCGCGCGAACGAGCGCATGCTGGACGCTGCGGTCGCGTCCCCGAAGGACAAGGATCATGTGGTCAAAGATCTTCGCTCTGGTCGCTTTTAGCTTCGTCTTCGCATCGTGCGCGCCGAGCGTCGTTGTGACGTGCCCGCCGCTGCGCGAGTACGATCGCGCCTTCATGTCGCGGCTTGCCGATGAGATGGAAGCCGCCGCCGAGGACAGCGCAATGGTGAGAGCGATCATCGACTACCGGATGCTGCGCGACGTGATCCGCGCGTGCAAATCCTGACATGGCAGAGCAGACGACATTCGCGAGCCTCAAGCTCGACGTGCAGCGCTACATCGAGCGCGGCTTCAGCGCAGAGAGCGACCCGCTCGTCTACGCTCAGATCCCGCGCCTGATCAATGCAGCGGAGCGTCGCTGTGCGCGAGAACTGAAGATCGAGGGCTTTATCAACGTCGTCACGACGACGCTTGCGAGCGGCGTCTCCGTCTACGAAAAGCCGACACGCTGGCGCAGGACGATCTCATTCAACATCGGAACGTCCGCAGTCAGCCGCAAGTTCATCTACCCGCGTAGCTACGAGTACGTCAGGAAGTACTGGCCCGACGAGAGCCTGACGGGGACACCCGAGTTCTACGCAGACTATAATTTCGACAACTGGGTCATTGCGCCGACGCCCAATCAGCAATTCAACGCTGAGATCCTGTACTGGCAGACGCTGCCTCTTCTGGACGACGAGACGCAGAGCAACTGGCTGACGCAGCACGCACCGGATCTTCTGCTTTACGCGACGCTGCTTGAGGCCGCGCCGTTTCTGAAGAACTCCGAGAGCATGGCGATCTGGCAGCAGTTCTTCGATCGCCACCTCGCCGCGACCAATGGCGAGGACGTGCAGCGCATGATGGACCGCACAACCGTCCGCAAGGAGGCTTGAGGTGCCCAACTACACTCAGATCTTCGGCGGGCAGAACATCAACCCCTCCGACCTGTCGTACCTGTCGCTTTCGGTTGTGCTGGCGAATGTCCCGCTGGCTTGGCCTCTGAATGCGGCACCAGGGACGCTGGTGATGGCAGACAAGATCGACGCCACGCCGAATGCGTCTGGTCGGTCGATCACGCTACCGGACGCGCGCGGTGGCTCTCCCGGCGCGGACACGCTGATCCGAAACCTGGGCGCGTATTCGCTGACGGTGCGCGACGCCGCGTCGAATGCGGTCGCAACGATCGCCCCAGGCCAGGGCTGGCTCATCTGGCTGCGCTCGAATGCCACTCAGGCGGGCACCTGGGGCGCGATCCAGTACGGGGCTGGCACATCCCTAGCCGATGCCCCTTCCCTCGCTGGAGCGGGTCTGCAAGCGGCTCTGGGGCTGCTTGTCCAGTCGTGCCCGACCTCGACCAAGAACGCGAACTACACGCTTGCGTCGAACGACCGGGCGCAGCTTATCGTCTCGACGGGCGGCGCGTTGACGTTCACCATCGATGCGGCGGCGACGCTCGGCGCGACGTGGTTCTGCTTCGTTCGCAACGACGGCAGCGGCACGCTGACGCTCGATCCGAGCGGGTCGGAGTTGATCGACGGATCGACGACGCTGGTGCTGAACCAAACCGAGAGCGCGATGCTGGTCTGCGATGGCACGCAGATCCGCACGGTCGGTCGCGGCGGCGCATCGACTGCCTATTCCATCTCGGCAGTCAACATCTCGGCAGGCGGCGCGGCTGGGACGCAGACGCTGAGTGCGTCCGAGCTTGCCGCGCAGATCCAGCAATTCAACGGCACGCTGACCGGCGGCCGAATTTACGAATACGGCACCGCTCCAGGCTTCTGGTTCGTCACAAACAACCTGACGCTGGGCGGGCACGTCGCGACGTGGCGCGTGAATTCGGCCGATGCTGGCGTAACGAGCGCGAACATCGCATCCGGCACGCGCGCGATCCTAGTGTCGAACGGCACCAACATGTTCCTCGCGATGTCGTCGTCGTCGGGCACCGTGACAAGCGTCGCGAGCGGCACCGGGCTGACCGGCGGGCCGATCACCGGGGCTGGCACGCTCGCGCTCGCGAACACAGCGGTGACTGCCGGATCGTATGGATCTGCGACCGCTGTCGCGTCGTTCACCGTGGATGCCCAGGGGCGGCTGACGGCAGCGTCGAACGTGACGATCGCGATCGATGCCGCCGCGATTGCGTCGGGGACCATCGGCGTCGCGCGCGGCGGCACCGGAGCGGCGACGCTTGCCGTGAACAACGTGCTGCTGGGCAACGGAACGTCCGCTTTGCAGGAGGTAGCTCCCGGCGCGGCTGGCAATGTGCTAATGTCGGATGGAACGACGTGGTCCTCGCAAGAGGCTCCGCAGTCCAATTTCGCAATCCTCAATGCAGGAGTAATCTGAGATGGCTACGAACCCCCAATACGCCGCGACGCCTGGGCGGGCGAATGTCGCAACCGGATCGACCGCAGCAACCGACATGACCGGATCAAGCACGACAGCGGTTGTTTCCGGCACAGCAAACGGTCGCCGCATTCGTCGCGTCGCCGTTTCGCACAACACCGCGCCGACATCCAACGCGAATGTCGTCAGGTTCTTCATCAGCTTGGACAGCGGCACCACAAAGCGTTTCCTGTGCGATGTCGCCCTTTCTGCGGCGACCATTTCCGCTACGGTACGCGGGCAGTACGCCGAAGTGCCAGAGCTTGTTGGTCTCATCCTCCAGGGGACGACCACTCAGCTTTACGCCGGTCCGTATGCGGCCCAGTCCCAGGTGGTCGATTGCGAATACGCGGATCTGTAAGCCATGAACCCAGGCATCTTTCAGAGCCAGGAGGCCATCCAGTACTACAGGATCGTCTCCCAGCTTTTCACGTCATCGGGAACTTGGAACCGGCCCGCTGGCGTCAAGAGCGTCACGGTCACGGTTGTCGGTGGCGGCAATGCTGGCACCAGCAACTGCGCTGGCGCTGATAGCGGATATAACGGTGGAGTCGGCGCGGCGATAATCGACGATCCGCCGCCTTCGGTTGCGGTTACTGTGGGGGCGAATGCGGCGTCTGGAGCAAACGCTGGGGCATCATCTTTCGGGCCATTCGCTACCGCGACGGGCGCGTCTAGCTCGCCTGCTCACGGAACCTTCAGCGTGGCGTCGAACGCAATCCAGACCGGAGTCAAGTCCGTGCCGATGCGAGTCAATCAACAAGTAGGCGCTTCTACCGCATCTGCCGCTCCCTCAATGACGCCATATGGATCGTCGAAAATAGGCACCCTTGCCGCAAACCCCGGCTGCGTCCTCGTTGAATGGTTGGAGCCTGTGTTCAAATGAAACACGCCCTCATCGCTCCGCAAGAAGGCAATCGCCTGTGTCAGGTCGATGCCGATGCATTCCCTGTCGCGCCGCCGCTCTACTGGGTCGAGTGCGCGGACGACGTGTCCGCCGACACGCATGACTACGTCGATGGCGAATTCGTCGCGAAGCCGCCGCGCCCGCCCGCGCCGTCGCCCGTCGTGACGCAGGCGAGCGGCGTCGAGGAGATGTAAGGTGAAGCTGCGCCAGTTCTCAGCGCTCGGATCTCGGTTCGACCGATACGAGTTCGCGGCTGGCGAGGGCTTGCCCGCGCACCAGCACGACGAGGATCACCTGACCCTCGTCGTGTCTGGCCGCATCGTCGCGCGCTCCGGCGGAAAAGAAGTGGAGCGCGGACCAGACGACACGCCTATTCTGTTCCGCGCCGGTCGCATGCATGAGATCGTCGCGCTCGACAACGGCACCGTCGTTCTGAACGTCTTTTCCGAGGCCCGGTAATGCCGCCCTCTCCCGTCCGAATTCTTTCCCTGCCAGGGATCAAGCGAGACGGGACCGTTCTCGAAGGGGACTTCCATGTCGATGGTCAATGGTGCCGCTGGCAGCGTGGACTGCCGCGCAAGATGGGCGGCTACTCCCAGATCTCCTCTCAGCTTTCCGGCCCCGTGCGAGAGGTCAACGTCGATTCGTCCGGTGGACAGACGATCATCCACTCGTTCTCCAGCGCAGGAATCGAGCGCATCGCGATCGACAACCTGACGGGCGTGCCGACCAGCGTCGTCTCGCGCACCCCGGCGGGCTTCGTCAGCAACGCGAACTACGAGTGGACCTCCGCGACGATCTACAACGCTGGCGGCTCGAACAACGCCATCGTCGCGCACGTCGCGCCAAATCTCGGTCAGATCGACAACGAAGTCGGCGGGCTTCTGTACCTGGGCGCGACGACGGGCACCGGAGCGTTTACACAGATCACCGACGCGAACGTGACGGGCGCGAATGCGCTCGCGGGAGGCGTCGTCGCGCTCCACCCGTACCTGTGCGTTTTCGGTCAGGCTGGCGGCTTCGCGTGGTCGCGTCCGAATGAGCCAGAGCATTTCAATGGCGCAGGGGCGGGCTTCGCGCGCATCACGCAGTCGAAGCTCGTCGCGGGCATGCCGCTGCGCGGCGGCCCAGGCTCAAGCCCGTCTGGCCTGCTGTGGTCAACCGACAGCCTGCTGCGCGCGTACTTCACGGGCGGGCAGACCGTGTTCGCGTTCGACACGATCTCCGACAGCATCTCGATCATGTCCCCGAATGCCATCGTCGAGTTCGAGGGCATCTTCTACTGGGTCGGCATCGACAAGTTCTACATGTTCAATGGCGTCGTGCGTGAGATGCCCAACACGCTGAACCTTGACTGGTTCTTCGAGGGGCTGAACTTCGCGCAGCGCACCAAGGTGTTCGCGTTTTCGATCCCGCGCTATGGCGAGATCTGGTTCTGCTATCCCCGTGGCACGGCGACAGAATGCTCTCATGCCGTGATCTTCAACACGCGCGAGAGCGCCCTCGCCGGTCGCCCCGTCTGGTACGACACCGAGCTTCCTGTCGGCGGCAGGACGACGGGCATCTCGGCTCGCGTCTTCCCGCGACCGCTGATGGTCGGCGCGACGCCGCACAGCAGCAAATATCGCATCTATCAGCACGAGCTTGGCACCGATGCGGTCGAAGGCACGCCCATCGTGACCAATGCGATCGACAGCTACTTCGAGACCGCCGACATCTCGATGCCGAAGGGCGCACCCTTTGGCAAGGCAGCGAACCAATGGCTGCGCGTCTCGATGATCGAACCGGATTTCGTCCAGAGCGGCGACATGACGGTGCAGATCACCGGCACGACGAATGCGCGCGCGAACGAAGTGAACGGCGCAGAGATCCCGTTCCCCGCGACGCCGTCCGCGCCGCACCAGCAGATCGTGCCGTCGAAAGAGGCGCGCAGAAATCTGCGCTTCAAGTTCCGGTCGAACGCGATCGGCGGGAACTACAAGATGGGCTACTGCCTCGCGCACGTTGAACCCTCCGATGGCACCGTCATCGGGTAACGCCCGATGATCGCAAGTTTCCCGATCGCCTCTGCCCCAATAGCGGGCACGCGAGCAGCGCCAGTAACAGCAGACCTGACGGCAACGCTTGGCGCAGCGACGCTGAGTGCGACCGCTCAGTTCGACAACACCGCGACGCTGTCTGTGACGCTTGGCGCGGCGACGCTGAGTGGCAACGGCTCGATCTCGATATCGGCGAATCTGTCTGCGACGCTGGGCGCAGTCACGCTCAGTTCGTCTTCGTCGATCGACAACGTCGGGACGCTGTCGGTCACGCTTGGGGCCGCGACGCTTTCAAGCGACGCGCTGATCCCCGGCATCGGTGACCTGACGGCAACGCTTGGCGCTGCGACGCTAAGTGCGGCGGGCCAGTTCGACAACACCGCAACGCTGTCGGTGACGCTCGGAGCGGCGTCTCTGTCGAGCGATGCGGCAATCTCGATATCTGCCGACCTGTCCGCGACATTGGGCGCGGCCACGCTTTCGTCGGCTGGTCAGTTCGACAACGCCGCGACGCTGTCCGCGACGCTAGATGCGGCAACGCTGTCGAGCGACGGCACGATCTCTCTGTCGGGCGAACTGAGCGCAACGCTCGGTGCCGCCACGCTGAGTGCGGCGGGGCAGTTCGACAACACCGCGAGCGTGAGCGTCACGCTGGACGCTGCGACGCTGTCTTCGGCGGCTCAGTTCAACGACACCGGCAGCGTCAACGTCACGCTGGGCAACGTGACGTTGTCTGCGACCGGCACGATCTCGCTGTCCGGTGAACTGAGCGTCACGCTCGACACGGTTGCGCTTGAGGCTTTCGCGGGCATCCCCGCCGACCTGACGCCGACCGCAGCGATCGCTGGTGCCGCCATCGCATTCGTCCCGCTGGCTGGCGCAGGATCGGTGATCTCTCAGCTTGTCGCGACGCTGAACGCAACGCTGGGAGACGCTACCCTTTCGAGCGACAGCACGCTCTCCCTGAGCGGCGAGCTATCCGCGACGCTGGGCAACGTCACGCTGTCGTCTGACGCTCAGTTCAACAACAGCGCAGACCTGTCGGTCACGCTTGGCAATGCAGCGCTGTCGAGCGATGCGCTGATCCCGGCCACGGGCGACCTGACGGCAACGCTCGGAGCGGCGACGCTGTCGTCGAGCGCGCAGCTAGACAATTTCGGCAGCTTGTCTGTGACGCTCGGGGCGGCCTCGCTTTCGAGCGATGCGGTGATCTCAATATCTGCCGACTTGTCGGTCACACTCGGCACGGCCACGCTGAGTTCGACCGGCCAGTTCGATGTCACGGGATCTCTGACGGCAACGCTTGCGGATGCGACGCTGTCGAGCGACGCGACGCTGTCGCTGTCGGGCGAACTGAGCGTGACGCTTGGTGCAGTCACGCTTTCGTCTGACGCACAGTTCAACAACGCAGCAGATCTGAGCGTCACGCTTGAGGCTGCGTCGCTGTTCTCGACCGGCGTCGTGCCGTTCACGCTCGACCGTGTCGGCGCAATCGCGGCCTTCGCGATTGCCGAGTTCCCGCTCGCAGGCGGCGGGGCGAATGCATCGTCTGGTGACGTTGCTGTCACTCTTGGTGCCGCGACGCTTTCGAGCGACGCTCTCGTCCCTGGCTTGGGTGACCTGACGGCAACGCTGGGAGCGGCGACGCTTTCGAGCGACGCTCAGTTCAACAACACGGCAGACCTGAGCGTCACATTGGGCGCGGCGACGCTTGCGTCTGATGCGGTCGTCCCTGGCCTTGGAGATCTGAGCGCCACGCTAGGTGCGGCGACGCTTTCGTCGGACGGGCAGTTCAACAACGTCGCGGATCTGTCTGTCACGCTTGGCGCGGCAACGCTTTCGAGCGACGCTCAGTTCAACAACTTCGCGGACCTGAGCGTTACGCTTGGTGCAGCGACGCTTGATGGTGTCGGGTTCTTCCCTGGCACAGGAGACCTGTCCGTCACGCTGGGCGCGGCGACGCTTTCGTCAGACGCGCAGCTAGACAATTTCGGGAGCGTCAGCGTAACGCTTGAGGGCGCGACGCTTGAGGCAACAGGATATCTGCCGTTCACCTTGAACAGGGTGGCGGCGATCGGCGTATTTGCCATCGCAGAAATTCCGCTGTCGGGCGGCGGCGCGTCGGCATCTGACGGTGAGCTTGTCGCAACGCTGGGCGCAGCGACGCTTTCGAGCGACGCGCTCGTTCCTGGGCTTGGCGACTTGAGCGTCACGCTTGGCGCAGTCACGCTTTCGTCTGACGCACAGTTCAACAACACGGCAGACTTGAGCGTGACGCTTGGCGCTGCTGCGCTCTCAGGCGACGCAACGCTGTCTCTGAGCGGCGAGTTGTCCGTCACGCTTGGCTCGGCAGCGCTGTCCTCGACAGGACGGTTCGACAACGTCGCGGATGTGGACGTTACGCTCGGTGCGGCCACGCTTTCGTCCGATGGCCAGTTCAACAACATCGCGGATCTGAGCGTCACGCTTGGAGCGGCTACGCTGTCGAGCGACGCGAGCGCTCCTGTTGTGGGTGATCTGGCCGCGACACTTGATGCGGCAGCGCTAAGTGCGAGCGGCCAATTCAACAACACGGCAGATCTCAGCGCAGCGCTTGGAGCCGCGACGCTTTCAAGCGATGCGACAGCCTCTCTTTCCGGCGATCTTGTCGCCGCGCTCGAAGACGCAATTCTTTCTTCCAGCGCAGAGCAGAACAACGAGGGCAATCTTTCGTCGGTTCTGGGAGACGCGACGCTATCGAGCGATGCGTTCTCTCCGCTTGTCGGTATTCTCTCTGCAACGCTCGGAAACGCAACGCTTTCGAGTGACGCGACAGTCGAGATTGATCAGCCGTCGTATCTGTACTCTGGGATCATGGTCGATCCGAGAGGTCTCTCGGTGATAGAGTGGGCCGATTACACGACGAGCAACCTAGAGGCATTCGGCGTCGTTGGGCGGCTGGATCGAGAGGATGACTGGCGCACATGGGCGCAGAACGTAGCGTCCCTGGCAGAGATGCAGCGACGAACAGTCCCGCCGCCATATATGTATTCCGATTGGCGGGAGTGGGCGGTAGAATTCAACCGACAATTCGACAAGGGACTGTAGCGATGCCGATGATGCCATGCTCGTTTCGGGTCGTGACCGAGCCTCGCTATGCCGAGGGCGGGCTTGCCCAGGCCGCGCAGCGGGTGGGTGCTGCTGGCCGGAACGGCGACAGCGTAGTCGTCCACCTCGCGCCCGAGGAGTTCGCGTGGTTGCGCGAGAATTGGGGCGAGCCGACGACCAACCCCGAGACGGGCTTGCCCGAATATTTCAAGGTCGCGGACATGTTCAGGACCGCTGCGCCGTTCGTGCCGCTGCTCGCGAACGTCGTCGCCCCTGGTCTCGCGAGCAGCATCGGCAGCGCGCTCCTGCCCGCTGGATCGACCTGGGCACCAGCGCTCGGCTCCGCGATCATCGGTGCGGGCGCAGGAGCGCTCGCGAACGGGGCGCAGGGCGCGCTCGGCGGCGCTCTTGCCGGGGCGACCTCGACCGGGCTGGCGGACGCCCTGCGCGGCGGGCTGGCGGGCGGCGCGATCGGCAACGCCCTGGGTATCCCCGCCGCAGCCGGAAATCAGCCCGCTGGAGCGGCTCAAGCGGCTGCGGGGCAGTCAGGTAGCGGGAAGGGCGCTTCCCCCACTCCAGGGGCCGGAAAATCGGCCTGGGGACCGCTTCTCACGGGCGGGGCTGGCCTGCTGATGGGGTCGAGCATGATGTCTCGCCCGCGTGCGCCCGCGCCGCCCCCGCAGATGCCCGCCTCGACGTTTAGGCCGACCAACTACCAGCTACAGTCCCGCGCGATCCCGAGCGGGCTGACCGATTGGTATCAATATGGACAGCGTCCGCAGACCGATGCGACCGACCCGAAATTCATGGAGCGGACATGGTCCGTCGCCGCCGCAGATGGCGGGTCGATCCACGCAGGACCGCTCGCGATGCTGGCGGCGGGCGGCGGCGAGCGCGCGCAGGGTCCGGTGTCTGGCCCCGGCACCGGGCGATCGGACGAGATCCCGGCACGCCTGAGCGACGGCGAGTACGTCATCGATGCCGAGACCGTCGCCCTGCTCGGAGACGGGTCGAGCGACGCTGGCGCGAAGCGCCTCGATCAATTCCGCGAAAACATTCGCGCGCACAAAGGCGGCGCGCTATCGCGCGGGAAAATTTCTCCCGACGCAAAACCCCCAGAGCATTACCTCCAGAGGAGGAACTGAAATGGCTATCACCGATTTTCTGTTCGAGGGCAAAGCGCCGCCGCAGGCGACGAGCTATTCGTCCACGAGTTCCAATCTCCCAGACTGGTATCAGGCTCACGCGCAGGGCATTGCCGCGAAGGCGAATGCGATCGCCGCGCAGCCCTACGCCGACTACGCTGGCACGCGGCCCGCGCGCGTCGCTGGCTTCAGCGACGACCAGACGAAAGCCTTCGCGGACACGCGCGCGAACCAGGGCATGTGGAAGACCGGCATGACGGCTGCGGAGCAGTCCGCCAATCAAGCCGCGACGCCGTTCAACGCCGACATCTTCTCGAAATTCGAGTCTCCGTATCTGACGGGCGTCACGAACCGCATCGCTGAACTCGGCGCGCGCAATCTCTCCGAGAACCTTCTGCCGCAGATCGGAGACACGTTCACAAAGGCCGGTCAATTCGGCTCGACGCGAAACGCCGACTTCGTTCAGCGTGCGCTGCGCGACACCCAGGAATCGATTCTGGGCAAGCAGGCGGAAACGCTCCAGGCAGGCCAGGATGCTGCGATGCGCGCGTATGAGAGCGGCATGGGTCGCAGCCTCGCCGCCGCGCAGCAGCAGGGCGCGCTTGCTCAGATGGGCCAGCAGCTTGGCCTGCGCGATGCGGCTGCGCTTGAGACGATCGGCCAGACGCAGCAGCAGCAGAACCAGCGCAATCTCGATGTCGCCAATCAGGACTACCTTGAAAAGCGCGACTATGACCGCAACAACATCGCCTTCTTGAACTCAGCGCTGCGCGGCATGTCCATGCCGACCAGCGAGACGAAGATGTCGAGCGCTCCTGGCACGAACTTCCAGCCGTCCCCGCTATCGCAGTTCGCCGGGATGGCGACGGGCATCGGCGGCATCTTGAAGGGAATGAACGGATGAGCGACATGCAGAACGACGAGGCCGATGCCGACTTTCTGTCTGCGTCCCCCGCAGTCCGAAAGCTGTATGACACGGGCGCAAAGATGGCGAACGTCGATTTCTCGGAGATCGAGAACCGACGAAAGCAGGCTCTTGAAGAAAAGAAGGCGGCGCTGCGGCGCGGCTACGATGCGCTCATGGCGCAGAAGCCCGACAACAGCGCGGAGATGCTGCTGTCGATGTCGCGCGGCTTTCTGTCTCCGACGAGGACGGGGTCGTTCGCCGAAAGCATGGGCAACGTGGCGGGCGAGTTGTCTCCCGCGCTCCAGCGTCAGCGTGAGATGGAGCGTCAGCATCGCGCGCAGGCGCAGCAGTACGAGACGGGGATCGCTGATGTCGGCGCGCAGCAGGCGCAGAACGAATACGATGCGCTGATGAAGCGTGCCGAGGCGGGATGGCGTTTGCAGCGGGAGGCGGCTTCTCTTGCTTCGGCGGACGCCAGGGCGCGTGAGAACCGGGAGATGCGGCGAGAGATTGCCGCTCTCGCGGCGGGGCGGGACGCTGGGTATCACTTCGACACCGTCGAGCTTGGCGACGAGCAGGCGAAGCGCATGGGCGTCTCCCCTGGCGCGTATCGCGTCGCGATCGACAAGCGAGACCCGAGCAAAATGAGCTTGGTCGGACCCGCGCAGAACAAGCAGGGTCAGAGGCTAGCATCGGATGAGCGAAAGGAATTGATGGAAGCCATCGACACCATAAGCACGTCAGAGAGAGCGCTCTCCACTCTAAACAAAGCCATCGACCTGAGTCCGAAAGCATACGCCGGAGCATTTGCTGGGTCGCGCGCCTCCTTGGTTGCAAACGCTCGCCACTATACTGGTCAGTCTCCAAGTGAAAGCGCAGACGCAACTCGCCGCTACGAGACGCTTGTCACCGAACAAGCGCTGTCGCAGCTAAAGTCTATCTTTGGCGCAGCGCCCACCGAAGGCGAACGCAAGATCCTCGTTGAGATGCAGGCTTCTGTAGACAAAACGCCAGCCCAGAGAGAGGCGATACTCAAGGACGCGATCGAAGCCGTGAAGGCTCGAATTGCGTCGGCAAAGGCGAAGTCTGAGATGATCAAGACTGGCGAGTACAAGCAGCCCGCTCCGAGTGCTGCGCCAGCCGCTCCGAGTGCTGCTCCAGCCGCGCCGAGTGCCGCTCCAGCGTCGCCTCCCCAGGGCGGCGCAAGATTCCTTGGCTTTGAATAACGAGGAGCATCGCGATGCCCATCGCGCGAGTCCAACTTGAAGACGGTCGCATCGCTCGCATCGAGGTTCCAGAGGGAACCACGCCAGAGGATGCGGTGAAGCTCGCGACGCAAGCCGCCGCGAACGCTGCACAGCAGCAGCAGCAGCAGCAGCCGAAAGAAGACGGCGAGCTTCGCGGCGCGGACTACGCCAAGGGTCTCGCGCGCACGGCGCTACAGGGGCTGACGTTCAATTTCGGAGACGAGATCGTCGCTGGCGCGCGCGCACTCAATCCTTTCGAGCGCAAGAGCTACGAGCAACTCCGCGACGAAGAGCGCGCATCGCTTGCGCGCTTTGCCGAGCAGAACCCGATGACCGCTCTCGGCTCGGAGATCGTCGGTGGCGTCGTGCCGTCCGTCGCCGCGATGTTCGTTCCCGGCGGGCAGGCGGCGGGTGCTGTGGGCGCGAGCAACGTCGCGCGCAACGCTGGCACGCTCGGTCGATTGGCGCGCGCCGCGTGGCAGGGATCGACGCCGACGCGAACCGCCGGAAAGGTCGGCGCGTTGACGGGCGCGGCGAGCGGTGTCGGCAGCGCAG